TTTTAGGATTTTTGTCACACCATCTAGAATGATTAGCCTTTTCAGATGTTTTAAAATTTAAAAAACTCAACTCACAATATTTACATTTTTCCATTTAAATTCCTTTAAATGTATTTATATAAATGAAGTTTTCTGTATTATCCAAAGAGATTAGTTCGGGCAACAGGATTCGAACCTGCACTAACTACGCTTTAGAAGAGCGCTGCTTATCCAGTTAAGCTTTGCCCGAACTAATCTCTCTAAATTCTTTTAACAGGCTTTATCCATCTCGTCAACAAAATCAATAAAGGCAAATTTCAATCTTACAAACTTTTGAAAAACATCAGCTGAGAAGTTGTCATCTGTCGCCCTGACCCATTGCTCTAGCTTCGGATTTTTCAGGGCTTCAAAAATCTTATCAATGAATTCAGTAGCCTCAACCGAATCTTCAAACGTTTCACTGTTTGCCATTATCAATTTCCTCAAGATGTTTACCTAACAATGCTATTGCATATGAATCCACTACATCGTGTGCAGGTGAACCCAATTTGTTCATTTGCATCCATTGTACAATGTTTATGCCTTCCTTGTCAAGCAAATTTTGCACCATTCCCTCTTTATTAGCATTTCCTTTGCCTGAAAAGTCTTTTTTGACTGCCGTAGGTGCGACGATGATTGGATGTACGCCGAATGCTTTTTTAAGGTGATACTTTAACATTCCGCCGTTTTCAGCAATGTTGAACAACAACCCACCTCGAGCACCGAAGGCGTACCCTTCAAGATAAATCTTAGAACCTTCAACCCAATGCTGTTGTATTTTTGACACAGCCCACAGAGAAATTTTCTCGTATCGGTCTACGCTATCGGCATAGTCTTTTTCGAGCAACGTACCTTCATAATTCAATGCATTATAACACAACTTCTTGTTCTGATTGGCGAAATAGAACTTTGACGTTTCAAAATTTTCACCAAGGACGCAAATTGCAGGACTGGTATAAGAATAGTCTATACCAAAAATCATTAATTTCTACCATAGGCTTCAGCATCTGCCTTGAAGTCTTTATAAAGCACATCCGCATATTCACTGAATGATTTATATTTGGTATTTTGACGAACAACCTTGTTTGCCAAATCAGTCAACATGGAACCATCTTTTCCTGACATTTTATGTAGGCTAGGAAACTTTTGTGCTAATCGGTCATATGGTTCACCGTCAGGATATGCATCACCAATAGCTGTTTCAATGTGATGAAACTTTACTGGATTCTCTACTGGAAGACTTTTCTCTTTTGCTCTAGCGTCCTGATTCTTAAGTGAGAACGTAGATGCTTTAATTTCGGCTTGCTTTTCATCATAGGCTTTTTTGTGCATTGCATATGATGGATGTTTTGGATTAGGTTTGCCTGATGCCAAATGAGTGTCGAGGAATTTACCTTCAGTGATAAATTGTGAAAATTTCTTAATAGCCACGTCTTCTCCTAATTGTTCTATTTCTTCTTCTTTTAAGTTTCCAGTCTTACGAGCGTAATTAATGAAATCTTCAAAGTCCTTATCATTCTCAATGTCTTGAGCGGTCATTCGATCTTGAACAGTTGCTCTCTTTAATCGAGCAATTGCTTTTTTAGCCATAGGCGTAACTTTTACAGGGTCTCCTCTGAAATCTCTTTCAATCTCTTCTGCAACAGCAACTTCTGCTTTTCTTGAAAACACAAATTCTTTATTTACAGGATCCCATGTTTTGTATTCATCACCCACCCTAACCTCAATAGCTGCAGGCTCGGTTGTGGTTTCTGCTAATTCTGTTTTGACAATGTTTAGGAGTTTTTTACCGAATGCAAATTTTTGATCTACAACCCAATCCAATGAATCAAATGATTCAATCAATGCGTCTTCAGAATCATCATGCTTTTCAGCGGATTCTCGAACCATTCTATATGCTTGAAAAACCGCAACATTACGCCAGTCGTCGCCGTACATTTCTCGAAACTGTACTTCTCTTTGGAGAATAGCAGTTTTCATTTCCTCATATTGTTTACGCAATTTAGCAGGTAAATTGTTAACATCTTTTTCAAAGAAGAATGCCGTGTATGAGGTATCGTTAGGGAAAACGGGATTAGTAGAATAATCCTCGTTAGTTAGCCCAAGCCCTTTTCGTACTCTGCATACTGTAATTAGTTTTTTTAGCAACATATGTTTCAATCCTTTTCCATTTGGAATATTCCATCAACGCTTCAACATAATAAAAAGTTCTATTCTTTATCAATGTCTTAACATCAATATTATTCTCTATCATCATATTTATATCTTTTTCTTGAACATGACTTGGAAAAATAACAACCTTCTCATTTTGTTTAATCGCATCGGACATGAATCTACAAACTTGCTTGTTTCTAGGTTCGTTATCCCAAATATGTATAGCGTTCTTAATATCCAATCCGAAACGTTTGTATGATAACAAATTTGCATCTAATGTTGCTATGCAGTTATCTAAGAACAATGAATCAATAGCACCCTCGACAACATGAATGGGTTTTGTATAATCCAATCCGCTCAAACCAAACAATTTAGGATATTCATTATCTACTTTTAGAGTGATATACCTTAGGTCGGATTGTTTGAATGCTCTAGCGATAATCAATTTCAAATTATTGAATTTATCAGTTTCTACTAAAATTATTCGAGCATCATCGGGAACCAACATATCGATTCCCAGTTTCTCAATAAAGTCTCGGAAGTTAGCTGTATACCAAAACTTCCCATATTTCTCTTTAGGTATTTTTCTACCCTTTAGATATTCAACTGCAGGATGAATTTTCGACAAATCCTTCATAGGTGTCAAATATTGCATCCATTCCTTTTCAGGAATATCAGGAGTCTTATCTTCTTTAGTTTCTGATTGACTTTGAAAAGAACCACCCTTGAATGATTCAAAAATATACTCTTTATATAATTGAGGATTTAAGTATCTAAGGAATGTTTTGAATTTATGATTTTCGCCACAGTTGTGACATTGAAACGAAAGAAGGCCTGTTTTCGTTTTATAAATGTAGCCACGGGCTTTTGAGGTGTTTCGTTCAGAGTCGCCACAATATGGGCAACGGCAATTCCAAAGAGAGTTGCCCTTCTGTTTAAACCGTTCAAGCTGAGACGCAATGAACGTTAAGAATTTTTGCTGAATGTAAAGCTGTTCCACATATCACCTCAATGTTATTTGAGACGATTATACATGAAAGCTAATCAGCTGTCAAGCGGGCTTTCTTCGCATAACAATCTTCATGGGCTTCGGCGTGTTTGTTGACACGGCAGCACCCGTCACATTGGTAGGGGTGTCCTCTTTTAAGTTAAAGATTGATTCTTCAATCATCTTCCACTCTTTTTCTTCCAGCTCTAGTTCCGATAGCCCTTCACGCAGCATCAACAATGAAGCAGTGGCTGCACCCAACCAGGTTTTGCCCAAAGGGACGGTCTGTAAAAGGCGTTTCATGTTGAAAACGAGGCGATGAAGGTATGTGAACGCATCCCGCTCCTCACCCGTTCTTAGCTCTTTAAATCGACGTAGACGCTTCCCATCTTTATCAATGATGCCATGTTTGAACGCAGCCTGTTCTTCCCAAGGAGTCGTTAGAATAGTAATAATTCTTAGGGCGTAGAAGAAGTCGCCCATTCTAGTAATGTTCATACCGATAGTTCCTCGAAAATAACTTTCTGAAAGTGTAAATTGATTTTAGTAGGGTCGTATCTAATCTTCAATTCATCATTAACTATAATACCACTTTCAATACCTGACACCGCATTTAGAAAGGTGAATATCAAATCATAATTGTTAGGTGAAGATAATAGAAATAAACTCTTTGCTACGAATTCGATACCGAAGCAATTACATGCAATAGTAAAATTATTAAAAACAAGGCGAGAAGAGAACTTTCCAGACAAACTAAATTTCTCAATTTTGCCTGTAACCCTTTTAATGAGAGATAAGTCCTGTTCGAATTCTTCATCAGAAAATACCGGATTTTTATATAACTTTGCTGCTGTTAATTTGTAATTGCTAACGGTTATTTTCATATACTAAATTTTATTCCAAATCTTCAAATTCATCATCTTCATCGTCTGAATCAGTTTCCCAGACATATTGAAGTTCCATCTCAATCTCAAATTCACTATCATCAGTATCTTGATAATAAGTTACTACAAGATTAAATTCACTTTGCTCGTCACCTTTATAAACAGGAATAACAAAATTAATTGCTTCCTGCTCTGACGGGTCTTCTAAATTGATTCTAATACTTTCAACATCAGAAAAATCTAAATTAAGACCCTTTGTTCTTAATAATGAATCTGCCATCTCCACATATGAAACAACCATACCAAAATCAGTAAATGTCTTTTCACAATATACTGTTAGTTGGTCATTAATATAGTCTAGGTCATCATTGAATTCATCATTAATCTCGTATGTCTCATTTAACATCTTTACCTCTGTTTTTTGATTTTGCTTTGGGTTTTGTTTCTTCTTCTAGAACCACTTCGGTTGCAGGTGATTCATCAATTACAACATCTGAGCCAACAGTTTCATCAATTACTTCTTCAACCACTTCTTCTGGTAGAACTTCTACTGCTTCAGGTACAACGTCGATTAACGGCGCTACCTCTGCATCATCAAGACGTTTCACTCCTCCACGAACTGAAACAAGCAACTCGCCTGTTACAGGATGACGCCAGCCGCGGTCACTTGCAACAGCATCGGCACACCAGCTTGGCGGCGTATTAACAATATTCTTCATTTAACATATCTCCTAAAAAGTTTTTAATAATTTCGTCTAGTTCTTCATTCAAGACTTCCTGTAATGATTTATACATCATTTGAATGTCTTTTTCATCAGCCTTCTTTGGCATGCCTTTTCTAAAAGAGGCAAAGTCACCAACCTTGACAAATCCGCGTAGCTTTGATGCGCTCATTCCTGAAACATCATCAGAGTCAGGGTCCCTGTCACCAGAGCTAATTAATTCGACAACATCAAAGCGTGTCTTGTTTCGTTCTGCTAAATCTGCATACCCTTGAAGTCTATCAGACCCAGCAAAGAAATATACTTCTTTAAACCCATTAGAAGCAATCCAACTAAATGCATTAATAGGCGTCTTAACCGTTGAATCATCAATGAATGTAATCTCAGGAAAGAACTTCTTAGCCAATTGCAATTTTAAATTGAACGGCAAAGGATTCTTTTTCTTATCTTCTGTTCGTGACAGAAATACAACGGGAGCACCCTGAACCTTTTTAGCATGGGCAACAATCTTATCAATAAGTAATTGGTGACCTGACGTTGGTGGATTCATTCGTCCAAATGCAAATACAATCTTATCTTTCATACCAAATATATCTCATTAATGGTTTATCTTCTTTTATTTATAAACATTCAAACCCTTAGCCAATCTGTCAGAGCACTCATCATCCCCATGTCATCCTTCCATTGATAATATGCTGTAGTTTGCAAAAAACGCTTATGAATCAACAGGTTAACCAAGATTGACCATAACACTAGACACGGGCTTAAAAATGCGTTACAATCGAATCGTATTAATAATAAAGGCTATCTAATAATGAACCCAGAACCAAAAATCACAAGAAATTATGTTGACAATGCGAAACTATATGAATCGTTTGTAGCATGGTATGAGAGTAAGAAGACTGCTGAAGCTGAGGGTAGGCCTGAACCAGAACCTCCTTTATATATTGCGGAGTGTATTGTTTTGATTCCGACAAGACTAGCGTCAAAAGGAAACTTCTCAGGATACTCCTTCAAGGATGATATGATAGGTGACGCTATCGAAAACATTGTCCAATATTACAGAAACTTTGACATTCAAAAGTCCAAGAACCCGTTTGCTTATTTCACGCAGATTGCCTACTTCGCTTTCCTCCGCCGAATCATTCGGGAAAAACGTCAATCATATATCAAGCATAAGCTAATTCAAAACAGCGATTTGCTAGATAGCATCATCACCCAAGACCATGATGATAGCAGCGACTATCATGTTTCAATTGTCGAAACGATGAAGATGAATCTCAAGCCAGAACTAGAAGCATATTTTGAGGGCAAGAAAGGTCCTAAGAAACTTCGCAAAACTGCAAAGTCGATTGAGGATTTGCTTGAAGAAGATTTGACAAAGGATTTAGTAGAAGAAGAACGATTGAATGAAATCTTAGATGGAGGCATTGTGGATGAGCATGCTGATAAATGAAAAATTAAATTGGGTAAAATTTTAGTTTTTATATTAATGGTATAGATCCAATTTTTAGAGTAGGTAAGGATGGCCCAATGGAACAAGAAGATTTAGAATTTTTAATAACCGAATTTTTAAAAAGAACATTGGAACCCTGCCCAATAGGTAAAGATGAATATATTCTAGTATTAGAAAGAATGCAGAATGTGGGATTATTATCAAAAACATCTTGTGATAATTTTATAAAGAGAAAATTTAATGCAAAGTAACAAAGTTAATTGGGCGTTCATAACTGATAATCATTTTGGGGTTAGAAATGATAGCAAGATATTTCACAAACTCTTCAGAAAGTTTTACACTGAAATCTTCCTACCATATCTCATTGAAAACGAGATCAAGACATTGTTTGTATTAGGTGACTTCTTTGACCGTAGAAAGTTTATCAATTTTGAATCTTTGAAATTGTCAAGGGAAATATTCTTTGACCCTTTAAAAGAGTTGGGTATCACGGTGCATGCTATTGTGGGAAACCATGATGTAATGTATAAAAATACCAACAAGGTTAACAGTATGGACTTGCTTGTCAGTGAACATCATTACGACAACGTAACAGTATATTCCGACCCAGAGACGATTGAGGTTGACGGTGTTAAGATTTTGATGTTACCCTGGATTAATTCAGAAAACTATTCCGCAACGATTGAAGAAATTAAAAAGTCGGAAGCCCGATTTGTTTTCTCGCATCTTGAGATGAGCGGATTTGAATATCACAAGGGTATGATATCTGACAAAGGTCATTGTGACGCAGACTTGCTTGCACGTTATGAATTTGTTTTCTCTGGTCACTATCATCATAGGTCTTCCAAGGGTAACATTCATTACCTAGGTACAGCTTATGAAATGACCTGGACTGATTATAATGATGCTAAAGGGTTTCACCATTTTGACGGTAGCCGTTTAACGTTTATCGAAAATCCAGAAAAGACTTTCATACGATTAGCATATGACGATAAAAATGCCAAATTGATTGAACGAGAACTAGAGACCCTAGGTTCGTTCGAGGACAAATTTGTAAAGGTGGTGATATATAAAAAGGACAACCCAATTTTGTTTGAGCGTTTCCTTGACAAGATTTCAGAGTCGTCTCCTTCGGATATTAACATCATTGATGAAACAAATTCATTGAGAGAAATTCTAGAAGACTCAACCGAGCAACCAAAAGATACCCTTGACGTAATCAGAAATTTCATTTATAATGAGATAGACACAGATTTAAACAAGGACAAAATCATGCGAAAGCTACAAAACCTTTATATCACTGCTAAAGCAGTTTCAGATGACGAGTAACAGATGTTTATAGTAAATTCAGTACGCTTCAAAAATTTTAGATCCTATGGCAACCAATTTACAGAAATCAATCTAGTCAAAAGTGGTAGCACTGTAATCACCGCACCCAATGGTAGCGGGAAGTCTACCATTCTTATGGCTATCGAATACGGATTGTTTGGCAAGGTTTCTGGTGGCATCAATAAAAACGATTTGGTGAACACTATCAACAAAAAAGATTTGGTGGTGGAGATTGATTGTGAAACGAATAACAAAAAGATTCTTATCAGACGTGGTATCAAACCCAGCCTGTTTGAAATTTTGGTAGATGGTGTTTTGGTTGACCAAGATGCTTCCATTCGTGATTATCAAACCTACTTTGAAGATGAGGTGTTGGGTTTTAACATCAGCAGCTTTAGACAAGTAATTTCAATCTCAGGTGGTTCTTATACACCTTTTCTTTTGCTATCTGCGGGTCAACGTAGAAAGATTGTCGAGGAACTTTTAAACCTTACAGTGTTCTCCAAGATGTATAATTTACACCTTGCTGACATATCACAAAACAAAGAAGACCTACAGAAAACTGAAAACACAATTGCCCAATTAACGGCTTCTATGGTTTCATTGAAGAAGGGTCTTGATTCTCTATCTGTTCAGGAAGAGGGTTATCGAAAAATCATTGATTCAAACATTGCTAATGCTAATGAAAAAATTGAGGCAATCAATGCTGAAATCGAATCTCGTAATCTGGAAATAGATAAACTTCAAAAAATGACAGAGAGTCTTGACAAGAAAACAACCAAGAAATCAAAGCTAGTTGAATACGGTCGAGACATGAGAAAACGAATTCAGAAGATTACTGATTTTGTTTCATATTTTGAAAGCAAAGATGTTTGCCCAGTGTGTACACAAGATATCACTCAAGAGTTTAAAGCCAAGGTAACAGAAGAGAAGTTATCCAAACAATCTGAAATTTCCAAGAACCTTTCATCGTTGGAACGAATCTTAACTGAGACCGACGAGGAAATTGAGAAGTTGAATGTTGTATTGAAACAAATCAGAACCCTTGAGAATGAGGTTCATATCAATTCAAGACAGATAACCGATTTACAAACATACATCACCGAGCAACAAAGAACTCTTAAAAAATCTGGTGGTAGCAGCGAAGACTTAAAAGCTGAGATCAATTCAACAGCCGAACAGATTACAAACTTTAAATCTAAAAGGCTTGACATTCTCGAAGATAAACAATATAATGAGATCATAAGCGCAGTTATCAAGGACAACGGAATTAAATCTAGGATCATTACACAATATGTTCCTAAAATGAATTTAGAAATCAATAAGTACCTTGACTTAATGGATTTGGGCTTGACGTTTGAAATTAATGAAAACTTTGAGGAAAGGATCCTCTCAAGATTCAAAGATGAATTGTCGTATTCTAGTTTTTCAGCAGGTGAACGCGCCCGAATAGATATTGCGATTTTGTTTACTTGGAGAGAGTTAGCAAAATTGAAAAACTCTTTAAGTTGTAATTTGTTGTTCTTAGATGAAATCTTTGACGCAGTTTTAGATGACCAAGGATTGGAATCATTTATTAATTTGTTGAAATATCATCTAAGTGAAACGAATGTATTTTTAATTAGCCATAGACCAGAGGTAGTTGATAAATTTGAATCAAACCTCCGAATCATCAAAACCTCAAACTTTTCAAGGATAGACATTGCATGAAGTATAAATTTAATAAAACAGAAATCTTAGACAAACGAATTAATGTGGATGACGGTGAGGAAGATGAATCCGTGGATGACTTTGAGGAAGAAATTTCCGAAGATGAACAAAGCAACGTTTCTGTTTTTGACAATTTTGCTAACGTGACAATCAACGGCCCTATCTGTCCTGAAACAATCAAACCCATTCTAGACTTTATCATAGGCGCAAACCTTGCAACGGATGTAAATCTTGAAGTGATTAATTTGTTCATTGATACCGAGGGCGGTGATTTATATTCAGCAATGAAGTTAATCGACACAATGAGGATGAGCGAAATTCCTGTTCGTACCATCGGATGGGGTAAAGTTTGCTCGGCAGGCTTAATCATTTTCATGGCAGGCAAAGAACGTTTCTTGTCAGAAAACTGCTCAATCTTGTCACACAATGCAACATTCAATGCCGCACGATATTCTGTAAGACTAACAGACTTGTCCCATCAGCAAGAGTTCAAACTTATCATCAGCCGTATCATGCGCCTTTATAAGCAGTGTACTGGTAAAGATGAGAAGTACATCAAGAAATTTTTGCTACGAGACAATGACGTTTACCTTTCAGCAGACGAGGCTATCGTCCACAACCTAGCAGAAGGCATGTTGCCCGAAGGCATAGCATGGATGAAAAGAATGTCTAATTCTGTTGAACCTGTTGTTGACCCAAGCTAAATAATTGTGTTATAATGTCGGTTGAACAAATTTTTAATTTTTAATGGAGCATATTATGCAACTCTCAAAACGTACCGTGGATATTTTCAAGAACTTTGCCACAATCAATCAATCAATCGTAGTCAATGAAGGTAGCAAACTTCAGACCATGGCGGTTGCTCGAAACATCTTGGCTGAAGCTGAGGTGGAGGAAAAGTTTACATCGGAATTTGCGATTTACAACCTGAATGAATTCTTGGCAGCGGTGTCATTGTTTCAGGATCCTGAATTGGAGTTCGGTGACAAATGGGTTATCATTCGTGAAAAGGGTGCCAAGCGTGGAGGTATCAAATACTTCTATTCCAACAAAGCACTAATCGTGCATCCCACAAAAGCAATCAAGATGCCTGATGGTATCGAGGTTGAGTTCCTTATCACGGAAACCATCTTGACGAAAATCTCCCGTGCTGCAGGTGTTTTGGGTGTAAGTGACGTTGCCGTTGTCGGTGATGCAGACGGCATTAGCCTAATCGTTCAAGATCGTAAAAACGATTCTTCAAATGATTTTGAGATTCAAGTCGTTGACAAGGCACAGACTACTCCTTTCAAGTTCTATTTCAAGCAAGAGAATTTGAAGTTTATCCCCAATGACTACAATGTGCAAATTTCTCCAAAGGGAATTGCGTCATTCAAGAAGGCAGACGGTTCTCTACATTATGCAGTGGCTCTAGAAGCAAACTAAGGTAAAATCAGATGTTACATAACAACGAGTTGTGCTATGTTGCATCTGGTTTACAGTTCGCCAAGTTCCTTTATAAGGAACAGATGGAGGATAAAGAACTAGTTGCGTTGACGGGCGAATGGCTAAAGCGTATTAATGGCGCTAACCATCATAAATTTAGCATACTGTTTAACGCCTTTACAGAGAAGAAAATGGGGCCTCAAATCGAGGCAACAATGAAACCTTTCGTCTATGATGTTCATTCAGACTCGGGAGGTCTACAAATGATTTCTCGCGGTCTTAAAATGACGCCAGAGATTAAGAAACAAATCTTTGAGACACAGGGTCGCTACTCTGATGTTGCAATGTCGTTTGATGAAATTCCTGTCTACACTCTAGTTCAAAAGTCCAAGCTAAAAGATGCAGGCAACAAGGTTTTTGACCGTTCAAAGTTGGAATCATGTGCCAAGGCTACCGCTGCAAACATCACCGAACAGATTCAATGTTTCCTGGATTCAAAAACAGGTACGCGGCCTTTAGCCATTGTTCAAGGTAACTGTTTAGAGACTGCTACGATTTGGTCGGATATCCTTTTCAAAGAGATTCCCAAATCGATGCATGAATGCATTGGCGGTATCGCTATTGGTTCTCCTGCTCTCGGTGTGGGAGAATTGGAAGAAGTTAAAAAGGCTTTTTGGTTCACGCAGATTCCCTTTGACATTAAAGAGAAACATCTCCACATGCTTGGAGTTGGTGCAATGAAGCGATTCGTGCCTACATTGGTATTCATCAAATCGGGATTGTTTAAAGATACGTTTGTGTCATATGACTCTACAACCCATACGAGCATGAACTCTTTTGGACGTTACTATTACGGTAAGCGCCCTGATAGGCTTTATCAAATCGTCTACAATCGTCAATATACGCCCGAGTACGATGAAGTATTGCAAGACATTTTGATTCTTCTTCCTGAGTTGAGCCGTTGGTGTACAACGGGGAAAGAGTTTCATCGTTTGATGAATGCAAGTCCTTTGGAGTTTTACGAAAAGACTGGTTCTAGAGTTCCCCTGATTATGCCGACAATCGCTCATGCTATTTCGTGTATTTTCAATTTCACCAGACACGTTGAAGCGGCTCTTTTGGATGATGATGTACTCTATGAGATGGTTGACGAGCAATCGACAGAACAAAAATCGGGTATCAAATACCTAGACCAAACAAAGCGTTCTGTATATAATGAGCTAGGCAATGTGAAAACGTTAGCCGATTACAAATATTGGGAAGACCATCTTGGAAGATTCCTCGATAGCAAACCTTCACGCAACGGACATACAACATTAGATGAATTTTTTTAAAGATATGAAAATAGGTTATGATTTGGATGGAGTGCTAATTTCAGATTTGAATTGGCCCCATGGTATGTCGTTAAAAGAGTTCTTGGAGATGCGTAAAAGCGAACCTCTTCCAAACTTTATTCCCAAAGGTGATTATGTCATCGTAACAGGTCGGAACAATACTGATTTACAGTACACGACTGATTGGGTAACGGCTAATCTTAAAAGCAATCCTCCTATGAGAGTCTTCCATGATTGTGAGGACTATCGTGAGGCGAAGCATTATAAACAGAAAATTATCAATGAACAAGCTATAGATGTTTTCATTGAATCTGATATAATGCAGGTTGAGCATTTAGCCAAACATTGCCCTAATTGTAGGGTTTATCATTTTGGGAGTTGGGTGAGTGAAAAAATTTCTAGACTATGAAAGCATGACTTCTTTGATTGACAAGCAATTGCCTAAAATCAAAGAAGAAGGTTATGATGAAGTCGTCGCTATTGTTCGAGGCGGACTAACTGCAGCGCATTACATTGCCAAGGAACTTAGGTTGCCTGTTGGGGTTTATTTCCCATCTAATGAAGAACGCGGCTGTGTTTTGCATAAGGCGAAATCGGGTTCTAGAAAACTTTTGTTTGTCGAGGATTTGGTAGCGCAGGGTAGAACCTTTGAAGAACTCTTCTACTTCCTCAGTGATTCAAACGTCAATCATCCTAACATTGATTCTTGGGACTTTTTCCCAATCCTAGTAGACCATAATGATACCCATGTTTTCAAATATTTTGGTATGAAAACTTCTGATTGGATTGTCTTTCCATATGAGAAATATGATAAAATGGACGAAGGTGATAGAGGTCTATTCAGAATGCAAACCGATACTTACGGAGAATAATTACATATGACTAAGAAAATTGTTGTTTTACATAGCGGCGGTCTCGATTCCACTATTATGTGGAAGCTAGCCAAAGAAGATCCTCGTAATGAGGTTATTGCTGTTTATTTTGACATTGGGCACGATTACGCCTGGAAAGAAAAAGAGCGTTTGCCATTGGGAACCTTTGTTTATGATTTGACCTGGTTTCAAGCTGAGGGCAAAGGTAAAGCGGGTAACGCCATGAAGGATATTTTTATCCCTGGTCGTAATATGATGTTGGCTACATTAGCTGCTTGCAAGTTTCTACCAGATGAGATTTGGATGGGTGCTCTGATGGGTGAAATACATGACCAAGCGACCGACAAAAATCTAGAATATTTGGCTCGTCAAAATTATATCTTGGATTATGTTCTAAGTCCGTTCGGCAAGGTTAAAGTGGTGTTTCCTTTCGTTGAACGAAAATGGGGAAAGTTAGATGTGACAAAATGGGGTTGTCAGCAATCCATGCAACAAGAAATCATTGATAGTTCTTCATGCATGAGTGGCGAATCAGGAAATTGTGGCAAATGCGGTGTTTGTTTACGTCGAGCTGGTATTTTCCCTCAAATGGGAATGAGTGAATATTACAACGTTGACCCTTGGACTGCGCCAGAAAACAAGAAAATGATTCATGATCTGATTGTGGCTGAAATCAATCAAGATGATTCTCATTATGACAAATATCGCCGAGATGAAATAATCCCTACGCTGGTTGCAAACAATAGCGGAAAGTCTCTTGAAGAAATTCTGAAAATGTATTCAGATGAAGTTATCGTTTCCGAGGTAATCGTTCCAGAAACGGTAATCGTCAGCGAACCAGAGCCAGTGCAAGAAGTTGTTGTTGAGATGACGCCCAACATTCCTTATGCAATTTAATACAGCTTACATAATCTCTTATCTTCCAGATGATAGTCTGAGGGATAAGAGGCTTGAAATTCAAAACAAGCAACTAGACTATTGGCTTGACAAAGGACTAGATGTTGTCGTTTACGGTCAAAATTATAAAGGCAATGAGATTAGAGAAGGTGTAGATTACATCATCAATAATGGGACACCTGATAGACCAGGTCCCGCTCGAAACGTTTTGCTTAGCGTGTTTTATCAAACCCAAGATGACTTTTGCTTGGTTATGGATAATGATATTACCCTTTATGAAGGTCAAAAGTATTGCGACTCTGACGATCTTGTAAGTATTCTAAAAGAGACACCCATCGAAAACTTCCAAGGTGTTGATGCGTTTGAACCATTGAACCCCACCCAAACACCTTTTAGCGCGTTCTTTGCTGACAACAGACGAGAATTAAGCGAAAATCTTTATTTCAAGCGTAGACCGAACATCTCGGGTCAATCGTTGTTTATGCGTAACACAAAGAAATTCTATGACAAGGAGTATTACTACGATGATTGGTATGATGAAAAAACAGGCAAAATTATTATGGGCGAAGATGTGGATTTTGGCATTCAACTCACTAAGGATGGTCGAGGCGTTTATTCGCTGATGAATGCCGTAAGGAAAGATATGGGTTGGACTGTATCTTCATGGTGCAAAAACCCAGAAGCAAGAAAGCAGTCGTTTGAAACCTTGAAAAAGATTTTGCCGACCTTGGGAATTGAATCAAAAAACGGAAGACAAGACTGGGCGGGGTTTGCTAACAAATACAACATCCCAAGAAAAATTCTAGCTTCTAAGAAAAAAGTCGTGAATCCTTTGGAATTTATGTTATAATGGAATCATATGACACGAATAAATTGTATCCCTCCTGAATGTTTGTTAGACCAACACCTGTTGGCAGAATACAACGAAACCGCCATGGCCTTGGCATCTTTGCGTAGGTCTAAAGCCTCAAGCAAACCGTTGCCCCAACGAGACACCTATACGTTGAATGCAGGCCATGTTATTTTCTTCTACGACAAAGGCGCGTTCCTTAAGCGAAGATATGAATCGCTAAAAGTCGAATTGTTAAAGCGCAATTATGACCTTGACCCAAACCGTAAAATGGAATGGGAAGTTTATGACAACGTTTATCTTATGAAAGATTGGAAACCATCTATCGTAGATCAAAAAACAAACGTCGCCCGTATCCTTGAACGAATGAACGCCAAACCCGATTGGTACAAGTACAATCGTAAACCTATCAAAATTGATGAATGGCGAGAAAAATATTCTAAATGGGTGTTTAAAGAAGTGTAAATCTGTGTTATAATTCTCATATGAAAAAAGTTAAAAAACTAAAAGTATCAACGAAAGTTGAAGATTATGGGATGTATACCGACAAGGGAAACCTTGAAGTCGATAGCATTGTTGTTTTAGCTAGGTTGTATAAATTGCCCTGGGAAGGCGTTTTGAATTTGCTTACTCTCCTTGCAGGTTGCGAGGGAACAGAAGAAGCAACTGATACGGCGGTTAGAGAAAGTGTTTATTTTGTACTTTTTGAAAAGGATCTCTTTGATTATGAATAACGAACAAATGCAAGAACTTCGCCAGCGCAATGAAGCTCGCGTGAAGGAAGCAATTGAAAAACTTGGAGATCGCTATTTGCTGCATCCCAAGAACCATATCACCTCAAAGAAATATCGGGGTGTTATCGAGTCTCAGCGTGTTTCCTCAAACTTGAAATAAGGTAAAATCATCATGGCAGGCAAAGCAAAATCGTGTTATCTTTCGGTCAGTGAAAATTCGACCCGTAAGACTGTTTTTAACAAAGTGTTTTTCAAAATGGCTGACCTGAATGATTACGCCAAGTCTGAGGAATTTGTCGCAAAATATCCCAAAGATCTGTTCACAATTTACAAAGAAATTTACTAATTCTTTTAGAAAAGTTCTAGACATACGCTAATTCCGTGTTATAATTGATTCATCAAACGAAGGAACTTTATATCATGCGTACTCAATCAAACGGTGTGGAATTGAATTCAAACGGCAAATTTTCTGTGAAGTTTGTCACCTTTAAGGGCACTCCTGGAAACGAATATGTTTCCTCAGAAGTAGAAAGTGCTCCCGTTTTTGAGACGGAATTTGAAGCGTATGAGGGTCAAGTCAGGGCTTTGGATTATTTGGAACAAACAGGTCGTTATCCCAATATGTGTGAAGTGTTTTAAGAAAGAATATCATGGTGAAGTTTGAAACGGTTTTTACTA